CGTTGGAGTCGGTCGCGCCCAAAGCCGAGCCGAATGTGGGCCTGACAAACAAGATGCCGTTGCTGGCCGCATGGACAACCGAGGCCACGATGACCTTAGGGTTTGGAGCCGTGGGGACCGTTTTGGTCAGGCCACCGGCCACAGCGGGGTTGTAGTACAAAATCTGTCCGTCAACCCAAGCCTCTACGCCGCCCGTGGTGTTAACCTTGTCAACCTCACCGAACCATGTGACGTATCCCCAAGCGTTCAGTGCGATGTTTTGGGTAGCGATGCCCATAATGTATTCGCTCTGGGTCGACGTCAACCCTGTGGCTGGCGCAGCCAACAGGCCACCGGAAGCACCCACAGTGCCCGTGAACATGACGACTTGGCCCTTGGTGATGGCACTTGTTGCCTTGACCCGGTAAAAGGTCTCCTCGCCGATGTCTTGGATGATGTTGCCGGTGTCCTCCATAACCAAAGCCAAGGTTTTGGATCGGTCGGCGTCATCCCAATAAAGCGAACCCGCACCTGCTGCACCTGTTGGGAACCCAGTGGGTGTGGTGTCAAACCGCAGCCACGGTACGTTGTCTTGTTGGAGCGCGGCCATCGTGCCCAGTTCGTCACGGGGTTGTGATTGAAGCGCATCAATTTGTTTCCACAACTCAGCAATCTGCTCAAGCGCACTCTCTTGAGTCGGCTGGGTTTTAAGCGACTTAATGTCAACGATGATCTCGGTGATGTTTTCTTGAGTAGGAGCAGGCGGTCCCAACTGCAAGTCGGTCAGCGAAGTCGTGTTTTGCCCGCCACCAGTCAGCGTGAACAGGCTGAAAAAGAACCTGTACCACTCTCGCGTGATGAGGCCAGTCTTCGGGTCCAGCAAAGGAACCCGAGGAGGCGTGATGTTGGTAAGCGTGACGTTTGCCATTACGCTGTGGTCGGGCTGAGGATGAGTTCAGCGCCGGTGATGGCGATCTTCACAGGGTCGGTGCCCGACAACTCGTACACCCGGTCACGCAGCTTGAGCGTCATGCCCAAACGCCTCCAGAATGTACGGTAACCGTAAGCACCAATGTTCCCCAAAGGTGCCCAGTGCTCGTTGGACCATGTGTGTCCACCATCGTCGGACCAGCGCAGCATGACCTGCGGGTTGCTGCCTTGCCCGAGGTTCAGACCAACACCCGCCTCGCAGTTAAGCTGGAGGCTGTGCTGCGCGGTACGTTTGAAGTTGTTCTGGCCCGTAGGTAGTGCCCGCCATGTGCGCAGCCACTTTTGGATCTGCCCGTTGTCCGAGTAGTTTTCCAAGTCGAAGGCGTAAATGTTGCCGTTCTCAAAGTCGCCAACCACAATCTCGTTGTTGAACGCCATCTGGCAATTGCTGCGATGCCGGGTGAACTGGCCGTTGGCAAACCCGGCTCTCTCGTGCCACGCCTGCGTTGCCACGTCATACACCCACGTGGTGTTGGCCGATGGGAAGATCAGCACATAGAAACTGTGGCCGTCTTGCTGGTACGTGTACCCGAAGGCGTCTGTGATGTCGTCGTACTGCTGGATCTGCCACTCGACAGCGTGTGTCGAGATGCGCTGACCCGTGTAGCCGTTGGCCCGGTAAACGATCCCCTTACCACGGGCGTCAGAACCCAGCCAGAACACGCCATTGTCGAGTTTGGCAAGCGAGTAGGGGGAGATGCAGCCAATCTCGTTAAAAGCGCCTTGGATGCGCTGCAACGGGAAGTCTGAGGTGCCAGCGTTGTACCAAACCTCGACCGAGTTGGTGCCCAGCACCCACACTTCGCGGTGGTCAACGATCAGACCAGTCACATCGTCAGGAGCACCCTCGGCGCTCACAAAGTCCAGCGGGTCCACGGACAGGCCGTCCAGCAAGCTGGTGATCCAGATTCGCTGGCTGTTCGGTTCGTTAAACACGAAGTAGCCGTCCAAATAGCCCACGCTCACAGCGCCGGGAAAGTCTGGGTCGGTGATCTGCTGGAACACGTTGGTCGTGTTGTTGTAGATGTAGCTGGGGCCGTTGGCTGCGATGAACACTTGAGTGCCGTTGTCGGCGATGCTCACAGGGCCAGTGCCTGCCACGGTGCCCAACAATGTGGCGGTGTAGCTGCGGTCGATCTTGTAAAACTGGTTGCCCGACACGACGAATGCCGTGTCGCTGTCGGGCGCAAAGTCCCACAGACCACGGATAGGACCGTTGCCGATTGTTGCTAGTCGGCGCAGCCCCGGCGCACGGTTCAAGAACGCAGGCTCCAATCCACCCTCGGGGATGATCTCGGGGAACAGGTTGACCATGCGGGCATCCGCAGCGTTGATGCTGCGAGTGACGTAGGATGAACCGAGGATGGGCGTCTTCATCAGAAGTTACCGGCGTAAATGTTGAACCGCTGACGGTTTGCCACCACGGCGTAGGGCAGACTCATCACATCGTATGGGTTGTTGATGCGCTTCAAGTTGCGCTTGCTGGTCATGGCGATGCGCTGCACTTGTGGTGAAGGCTCCACGCCAAACTCAGGCGCAATCTCCATCGCCAAGTTGTAGGCAAACGCCCGCATGTAGCCCGGTGGGAAGAACAACTCAGTTGCCAGTGTGGCAGGCTCTGTCAATTCTTGCACCGAGATGAAGTGCCACTCCAGCAACTGCGTTGGCCGGGGGTAGATGTACATCTCCACGTTGGGGAACGTGTTGTTGACGAAGATGACCTGCGGGAAAGTCGATGTCGATGTCTTGACAGCGATGCCGTTGTACTGGTCTTGGTTGATGAACTTGATGCCGTAAGACACGCCGCTGGGGGCGCGGTAGTACGTGCCGTCATCGAGTTGGATGGGGCGGTTGCCCACGAAGTCGCCTGTGGGGCCGAGGGTGCGTTTGATCTCACCCACGGGCCAACTGAACACTTGGTCTTGGGTGCAGAACACAGACAGACGCTCGGTGTTCCACGAATCAACCATTTGTTGAAGTGCCGTCAGTGCATCCTGCGATGTGGCAGCGGAAGGGGTTTCACCTTCAGCCAAAATACCAAGCAACCGCAGCGCCCGATTGATTTGATCTCCTGCTGTCGTACTCATTTGGTCACCCTTTGTTTGGCGGATATTGACATTTTAAGCCTTGCCTCGGCTGATGGGCGAATGCCAACATGAGACGCGCTAATCTTGGCGCGAACTTCGGGAGGGCGGGGTCTACCTTTGAGCGCAGCCGTTCTTTTGGCGATTGTCTCAGGGGTTTGTTTGCGGCCAAGCTGCGCCTTGCGCATGTTGTCACGGGACTGTTGTGACCGCTTCACACCCAAGCAAGAATTGGCAATTTTGCGCTTATTGTAGGCAGGCTGGAAAAAATCAATCCAGAACTGCTCATGCTTGATCAGTTCTTCCTTGTTCTCCACAAACTGCACAATCTCCCAGTCAAACGCATCTGACCCGTACTTGCGGTATGCGTTTTGCAAATGCTCACAGTGATGACTACCTTTGCGAAGGTTGCACAAGTGGGCACTCCATCTGCGATTTACGGCAACGGCTGAACCAACGTACATGTCGCGTGTGACGTTGTTTACTATTGCGTAGATCGCAGAAGCCATGTTATTTCCCTTCGGATTCGTCGCTTGCCGAAGTCAAAAAGGATGGGACTTCGTTGGGCTGTTCGACAGGTTGATCGGTCACTTTGCGGGTGTACTTGCGCTTGGGCGCTTCAACTACCGGCTCGGGTGCCACCTCGACAGGTGTGTCAGGATTGTACCGTGTCCAGCCGTTTTTTTCATCCATCTCAAGTTCGACTTTGTTGGTGGCAACTTTGGCACCAAACTCAGGGTGTACTAGAACAACGTTCATTTAAATCTCCATATGAAAACGGGGACCAAAGCCCCCGTTTTACTATTTACTCAACAGATTAGCTGATGCGGTATGCAACCCAAGTGCCAACGCCGGTTTTACGGGCGCGGAAGTGGGCAGAAGTACCAGCGGCCACGGCAGCAGCGCCGACGATGGTCCAGCCAGTGCCAACAGCCAGAGTCACAGCGTCAGAATCGGATGCGTCAGCGTTGATCACAAAAAAGTCGAATGCAGCATTGACTTTTTGTGCGCTAGAGACATCGGCTTCCAGCAGTGCCACGGTGGGCAGAGTCAGGTTGCCAGCACTACCGTCGAACACAAACAAGCCGTTTGCCAACTGGGCGGGAGTTGCTGTCGCGGCAGCAGCCACGGCAGTAGGTGCGCCTTGAACAAACAGAATAGCTTCGCCGACGTTGCCGTCGCCAACTTGATAACCGCCTGCGCCATTAGGGAGAGACATGATGATTTCCTTTCAAATTGAGTTGAGAACGGGGGCCGAAGCCCCCGGTTCGGTTTAGCCCCAGATACGGGCAGCCATTTGTGGACGGATGGTGTTGTAGCCGTACAGAACGTCAACACGGCAAGGCATGCGGTCGTTGTTGATGTCGTACTGACGAACAACGCGCAGGCTGATACCGTTGTGAACGGCACGGCTAGCCATGTCAACGCCTTGTGGCAGCAACAGGTCGGCAGTGGCGAACGCGATGGCGTCACGGTGGTACACCATGTTCTGTGGGAAGGAGCCGTTGGCAGCACCCACGAACACAACAGCTTTGCCAGTCAGGGGCAGGCTGACCATTGTGCACAGAGCGTTGCTGGCCGAGTACATAGGAGCCACGGTCACAGTAGCGGTGGTGCTGCTGGTCGAGGAGGCCAATGCCACGAACTGGAACAGCGAACCTGTGGACTCACGAGTCTGTGGGTTGGCTGCAAAGCAGTCAGCGATTGTGAACACGTCACCGGGGTTGATGGTCTCACCAGAACCGACAGTCAGAGTCAGAGTGGTTGCGCCTTCAGCGGTCACGCTGGCACCAGTGCTGTTGCCAGTGGCTGCACGGCTACCGCAAGTGTGGACCTTGATCGACTGAGACATGTTGACTTCTTCGTAGCCCAACACTTGCTCACCCATCATGCCGTTCTTGAACTGGCGAGAGATGACGTCTTGGGGGTTGAAGAAACCAGACAGACCGTTCACCAATGCAGCGTTAGCGGCAGGGTTCACGGTGGCGTAACGAGGCGACATGGTAGCGGCGTTCTCGTTCAGCTTTTGCTGGGCTTGCAACAGCACCAAAGCGGTGGCAGGAGCGATGCCGGGAGTACCGACAGAGTTACCCACCAGACGGTAAGCGTTGGCAACGTCAGCGTCCACAGTAGAGGCCAACTGGCTGATACGTGGCTTCAAGACACGCTCTGCAAAGTCGTCCAACTGCATGGTCAATTCAGCAGATGTGAAGTTGATGCCGATGTGCTTCTGGCTGGAGACAGTCAAAGTGGTGAACTGTTCGTTGTCGTCCTGAACTTGCAGGGCGGCACCGTCAGTAACCAAAGCGCGGTCGGGCAAACGGATACGCAGTGTGGAGCCGATCTTTGCACCTTCAACAGCGAAGCTGTCGTCGTACTGGCGGTTCACGTTGCGGGTGATGACGAGGTTGTTTTCCAAGATCTCCAGCGATTTGCGGGTGATCATGTCAATGGTTAAGAGACTGTTACTCATGATGATTTCCTAAAAATTAGCGGTTGCGAAGTGACTTTGCTTTGTCGATTTGTCTTTGGCGCTCGGCAGCAATCCAGTCCGATACACCCATGCTTTTGACAGAACGAGGATCGGTGGTGTCAGTGACACCGGGGTTTACTGTTCGTGCGGTTACCGGACGAATCGGGTCAGGCGCAGTCGATGTTTTCTTTTGGACAGGTTCGGCAGTTATCTTAGCCTCAATCTTTCCAATTTCCCGCGCTTGCAACAGGGGCGACAAGCGAGAAATGCGGTCAGCTTCCTTAGGGTTACTACCTAGCCAATAGGCCAGATCAGGTCCAAGGTCAGACGCTTTGATGGTTTCGGCCATCACATCGGTGACGCGAAGGTTCGGGTTATACGCAACTTGGTCGAAGTCGTCGTATTTAGACCGGGCCTCCTCCTCACGCTCTGCGAAGGTTTCTTCAATCTCAGCGCGTTGTTTCTGGATTTCCCGATGTTGGACCAACTTTTCAGCCTCGGCACGGATGAAATCCGCATACGCCTGTGGGCTTTCAAATTGATCGGCAGTCGGAATCTCCGTTGGCGCGGCTGGCACGGGTGCCTGCTTTGCCTGCTGCTCACGTTCCCATTTGCGCTGTTCTCTTGCGAGGCGCTTGCCAATCATCGCGTCGATTTCAGCCTGCGAGTACTTCTTTTCCTCTTGGGTGCTACCGTCTTGATTCTCAGCTACTACCGGCGCATTTTGTGCATTGTCCGTGGTGGCCGTCACCTCGGGTGCTTGCGCGGAGTCAACTTCCGCTAAGGTTTGGACTTCATCAGTCATTTCATGTTCCATTGGAACCCCGGTGAACCTCACCGGTACGGTTGGGTTATCTTACAGCAGATTACTCTGGCTGTGCAACATTCGTTTGTGCAGCGGCAATTCGTGCTTGCTCTGCTTGATATTCAGCAATCACGTCAGCAGTATGTACTGCCGCACAGATGGCTTGCACCTTGACATCTTCTTTTGAAGAGCACTCGCCCGGTGCAACAACGTGACGATGGAAAGATGTGCTGATCTCAACGCCGTTCTCAACAATGGAGGTTTTTGTGCGCACTTGCACAAAGTTGTTTTGAGCAACGTCGATTGAATCAACGATTTGAACTTTAGAGAGAGACATGATGTTTCCTTGTTTCCAGCCACGGAATCCACCGTGGCATTAAGGTTTCCAGTTGTCCGAACTGGTACGGTTATCCGGGGAACACTCGGCGCATGACGATCTTATAGTTAAGACCATACGATGTACCAGTGACGTTCATCTGCACAGTGTTGCTGCTCAAACGTAACCACGCTGGTGTTGACCCGGTGTAGCTGCGAAGTGTGCCATTCATAATTGTGCCGGAGTCAAAACCAGTGCTTAAATCAGAAGATCCGGCATAGCAGGTGTATTCATACAACGCACGTTCGTTTACACCACCGCTGAGTTCAGCAGTTGGAATGGTAAAGACGGTTGTCCATGTGGCGCTGGTCAGTGTGCCATTGGCAACTTGCATTGTCTCGTTGCCAAATATGACAGAGCCACCAGCAACAGGAACAACCAAGTTTTCACCAATTTCCAAATTTCGATTGGTGAAAGAATCAGGCTTGAGACGTGGAGTTTGAATCTCGTAGGGTAATATCTGAACAACGCCCCTCTCGTTAGACGCAACGCCAGAATATGTGATGATGTCCGGCGCTGTTGCCGCAAATGTGTATCGACCAAGAAGATCAACGCCAGCATCATCAATCAAGATGTTTCGTTCGTTGGCCTCGCAATACAAATAGCTGGCTTGGCATTGACCACCATCGAGATGGAATGCAGCATCGTTTGTGGTTGAACTGCCGCAATATTCCAGAATGATCTGGTTGTACTGCATGGTTACTGCGCCGTCTTGAGTTACACCTCGCAAACATCCTGAGATGTAGGCGCTGTTAACCGTTACAGCAGTGCATTGAATGCCAAGGTTTTTTTGGAAACTTAAACCGTAGAAGCAAATATTGCATGTGTAGTTGTTGATGATCAAATACACGCACTGGCGATGCTCCATGCCTGCACCGCTGAAATTGGTGCATCGAATATCATCAAATTGCGAGTACGCTAAATTGGTTGTCAAAATCCCGTATGTTTGCAATCCATCATTTTTTGTGCCGTTTGAATCAAGGCGCAAATTTTTGAAATACAAAAATGCGTTTCCAGGTTGCACTTCAAAAATTAATGCTTGCACAGCCGTAAACAACTTGATTGTTGGCTGGCCTTCGCCAATAAATTGACGGGCAGGGGTGCTGGTGGTGATGGTAAACCCACTGTTTACACGATAGCCGCCATCGGGAAATATGATTGTTTTATTGCCCGATGCCATTGCAGCGGCAATTGCGGCTGACACATCCAATGTGTATGTTCTTGCTTGCACATCTGCTATTTGAGCAGCAGTCATGAAATCGAAAACATTGGCAACCGTGCCAGTGATCATCGAATAAGAAACTTTAGTCAGTGACATATTTTTTCCGTATTCTTAGACGTTGTATGAAAGTTGCCCGTAGACGGACATGTTGTTCGGTGATCCTGCTCCAGCGCGAGTCAAAGATGTTGAATCGACAGTGCCGGTTGCGCGGTTGATGAAAATACTGGTTGCAGAGCCGCCAAGAACAAAAAACAAATTTTCACCACTTATGTTGAGTGGAAGTGCAGCAGAAGCATAGGCACCTTTTGATCCACTTGTAAAAGGAAGTCCCGTTACCCTAAGTGCAACTGTTGTTGCACTTAAGCCACTTACATCAAGGTTGTACGCACCAAATCCAACAGTAACAAGATTTCCAATTTTTGTGTACCAGCCAGAATTGGCCGCAAAACTTGAGGAGTTTGTGCCGTCTGACAAAGCGGGTGTCCAAGCACCTTCCTCATAGTCAGACAGCAACTCGCTTGTGCCTGTGCCCGGTGTAGCAGAAAAGTCGATACCTTGACCCGAAGTACCAACAACAAAGTTTCCAGTTGATGCCGTAACAGACGCTGCACTGACTGCACGGCCAGCGGTCAAATTGGCCACACTGACCTGTTTGGTCACACCACCCTGAACAATTGGCAATACTTCAGTGCCCGCAAGCGGGGTCGTTGACGCAGTTAACGCAGAGATTTTGGTATCAGCCATGATTGTTCCTTAAACGTAGTTGACTTCGATTGACGAAGTAACTGGGGGTGCTTGAGAAAATGTAAGAACAGCGCCAGCAATACTGTACGTGTTCTTTTGCTGATACACGCCGTTAATGTACACATTGGTGGCATTTTCACCCGCAGGTGCGCTTGCCAGCGTAAACGCAACGGTGGAGCCATTGCCTGTAAAGTTGGCGATAATTGCAGTGGCGTTAAAACTGCTGCCCACGTTGTCATACGTGGCAATTGTGACTTCAGCACTGGTCTTTAGGACAAATTTGTATAGCTGAATTGCAATCCAAATTTCACCACCGGGCACTCGGCCAGCGGAATCCAACACAATGGGGTTTGTGTGGGCTGTGTTGCCGGTGCTTGACGTGTACGTAGCCAGCGGTGTCGTTGTGCCAGCCTCGTAGGTGTATATCTTGCCGCCTGACAGCGGGTTACCGTTGTTGTCAAAAAACTGAGCACCAACACCGCCAAAAATTGAAAGTGATACAGCGGGCATGTGTTACTCCAACAAGATCAAACCACCGTCCTCTTGCACGAGGTTTGCGCCTGATTCGGTTAAAAGATTGCTCTGGGCTTGTTCGCTGCCACGGCCACCGAACAGCGAAATAATGCCACCCAGTCCAATGCCAACAGCGTTGCGAACAGCAAGGAAGCTCATTTTGTGTTCATCGGCTTGCAATACACCGTGCCACCAGAGGAAATCTGGATGGCGCTGACTCGCCACAAACCGCTGGTGCCGATGGCAACTTTGAACGGGATGGGTGTGAATGCGGGGATCGGTGTGCTGGCAGTGGTTGCCACGGCACCCTCACCGACTTCAATGTAGCAAGGTTCTGTGGACCAGACCATGACGCCTTCAGGACCAGCGGGCCAGCCAGCAGTGTTGGCTGCGGTGCCTGTAAAAGAAGCGGTTTGGGCAGGGAAACCTGCTTTGGTGAGGGGGTTGAGAAGTTCCATTTCGGCTCCTTATGCGAGGAATTTTAACTTGTACAGGGTGGACAGGTAAAGCCCAACGATTTCATCAATGATATTCTGGATAGCGGTGTCGGTTTTTTCGACCACCTCATACCGCATACCCTCAATGTCTTTGAGAGACTGCTCCAGAAACTCAACGATGTTGCCGTTCTTTTTGGCGCTCATCAAGCTGATGGGTCCAATTAGACCATGACGGCCTTGGTACGCCTCGGCAAACTTGTCAGCCAAGTCGATCACCTCGTCGTAAAACGTGTTTAGCGCCGAGTGCTTGGAGAAGCTGCGGGTGTTCAGGTGAACCGAATGGGCCACGTCACGGGCCAAGAACAGTTCGCCTACGAAATCAGCGCATTTCATTCATGTCTCCTTGGGGCGGCATCATCTCAGGCTGCATTTCAGGCTGCATCTCGGGCATCTCGGGCATCTCGCGCTGCTGGTTCATCATGACCATGTTGTCATTGGACTCCAGTGCAGCAGCCACAACGCCCATAGCGATGTCTTGGATCTGTTGCTCAGTCATTCCAGCCTGCACGGCGCTGATGCGCTTAGTCTCAGCATCGAATGCTTTGATTTGGTTGGCCTGTTCTTTGATTTCCAAGTCACGGGCTTTCATGCTCTGGTTGACGTTTTGCAACATCTGGAACATATTTTCCATCTCAGCCTGCATGGCCTGCATCTGCTGATTGGCAGCGGCCAAGGCTGGATCGTCATCATCGGCCAACACTTTGGGGTCGATGGTCTTCTTAAACCGCTTGGCAAGGTCTTGAGCACCGGGCCAGTCCATGTTCTTGACAAACAGATCGCCAGCGACTTGCCACAATTGTGGGTTGCCTTGCAGCAACTGGGCCATGCTCTCCAAAGCCTCTTGACGCTTGGTAGCGTAGCCGGGGCCGGTGATCACGCGCACATCGTACTTGCCAACAGCGGGGTTGTAGATCTTTTCGATCAGGTTACCTTCTTGGTCCGTAATGCGCTTGACTGGTTCTTCCTGCATCGGGTTCATCTTGACGGTATCTGGTTCGCCGTCTTCGCCGATGATGCGGGCAATGCGCTCAGTGTCGTAAATCTTGGGAATCAGGTCCACGAGTTGACGGCCAATGTGACGGATCGCACGGGCCAAGTTGTCAACGTAGTGGTATGTGCCGATGTCGCCCTCACGCTGACGCGCAAGAATGGCTTTACCAGAACGCTCGTTGCTGGTCATGCCCAGTGATGCGTTGTACTGGCCGGTAGCCGACTTGATGTCTTCAGCAGCACCCGCCTTGGCTTGCAGCAGGCCGCTGGAGGCCATTGGAGGCTGTGCCCGCTGGGGTAGTGGCAACACAGCGCCTTGGCCGTCTGTAACGTCTGGATTAACCTCCAGATAGGGCCAGTTGTTCGTGTTGGCAGTCTTCCACTGCTGCTCGTAGCCTTCAAACTGACCGCCGTAGCCGATGAACGGGGCTTTGGGAGCCAGCGCCAGCATCTCAGCTTCTTGCGACACCCAGTAGTTGTACATGCGCTGGGCATCCTTGGCGTTGCGCACCAAGCCCGACACGTACATCTGGCCGTCAACCTCGAACTCGTTGCCCACCACGCGCACCACGGGGATGTATGTGCCAGCCCACTCGCGTTCTTCGAGGATGTCGTAGCCGTTGATCTTGCACCACTTGACCTTTTTGCGGTCAGCTTCGCGGGTGCGGATTGGCTTGCCAAACATCTCGCGCAGCATCTTGTCCTCGGGCGTACCGCTGAACGCAGTCTGGTTGCCGGGGTACAGGTTGAGCGTCTGCTTCTCGTACTCGATGTAGAAATACTCGGCAATTCGGACGGTGTTCTCACCGATCCACTGGGCGATGGATTGATCGCCAACGCCGAGGCTCATCAAGGTGCTGATGGGCGCTGCATCGGGGTACATGCGCTCATATTCAGCTTTGATTAGGTCTTCCGTGACGAAGCACCAGCGGGCGTCTGCGCCCGTGGGGTCTTGGATCATGGGGTCCATGTAGACGCTGAAGCTGTTGCGGATGCGCCCAATCTTAATGTCCTGATCGAACGTGTCTTCGTCGCAATACTCGGTCAGCAACCGAATGTAACCTTCGCCGTAAGACACTTGGTTCTCGCAGGCAGTGTCGTAGGCCACGTCAGCATCGGAGATGTACTCGATGTGGCGTATGACACCATTGAACACGTCTGCCATGTCCACATCGGCCTTGTCGTCAGCCGGGATCACTTTGATGCCGGGACGGTTCATGCGCTGCTCGTTCGTCACTTGGTGAACGTGCTGCGGCAGCTTGTTGATGGTCAGGCAGGGGCGGGCGTTGATGGTTTGACCCTGCACGGCACCACGGGTCTGGAGCACGTCAGCAGGCCACTGCCACTGGTTGTCTGGGGAGCCTGCGTAGAACCGCAAATCGTCGAGTTCGTCTTCCCGAGTCTGGGAAAACGCCGCCATTGCCATCTTCATGCGTGAACGGGCAACGGTCAGAATTTCCTCGGAACCGCCTTTTGACGGGTACGGTCCGTTTTTTGCCACATTTGCTGCGGCTACGATTCCGGTGGTGTCTTTCATGCGTCAAATACTCCGAGGGTGTGTGATTCCCTCATGACCAGAAGGTTGTCACCCTCGTGTTTTAGGTCTTGACCGATGGAATCACCAAATAGCACCTTGTCGCCGACTTTTACGTCCTTGGCGTCAGGTCCAGCGGAGATTACCACACCTGTGCCGGTTTGTTTCTC